TTAATCGTGATGATTTCTATGCCGAGTTTGGAGAAGGTTCTACATTTCCTCAAGTAATTATGAACGATACGGAACATCTTGGTGGGTGTACAGATACAGTTAAGTACCTTAAGGAGCAGAATCTAGTCTAATGGAATCCACTTTTAATGAAGTTTACTATGATGTAGAGAAAGCAATTGACCTTTCTTTTAAGGGTCAATTTGTATTAAAGTTTTATGATTATTTGAAAGTTAAAGGAATTCTGAGAAGAGAAGTCGGAATGTTCATTGAAAGCTCAACCGCAAATGAACTGAGCAATCTTGTAATGGATCTTGATGACTATCTTGAAGGTGGTGATGACAACATTCATAAACAACTTCGTGAAGGATATGGTCACATTCCAAAACCTCAGGCAAGAAAGATACGAAATTATTTGTATGGCATTTTAGAAGATGCTTGGAAGTATAGTAATGACAAAAAACCAGGACGACGAAAAAAGCAAACTAAATAACTCCAAGAACCTCAATATTAATAAGGGGTTTGAGTTGATGTTAAGAAATAATAGTAGGAGGGAGAAACCATCAGAACCAAAAACATTTAAAATTTGTTTTGGTAAGATGTTGTCTCTCTTCCGCCGAGAGATACATTTTCAATTTGAATTCTTTTTAGATATAAAAAAAAAGTAACTCTCACGGAGAATACCAATGGAATTAGCAGTTGTTCTTACATTCACAACTCTTTTTTGTGTAATGTTTCTAATGATTGGATTAATCGGAGGTTGGATATTTAAACAATATCAAGTGGAAAGAATTTATGGTATTCGTAATATTCATCCAGAATTTTTTGATAACAACGGAAATATAATTCCTGATGAGGTTCTTGCAGTTAGATTTGAAGAAGGATTTTTTGATAATGAGGAAGAAGATGAACTTGAGGAGGATTGATAAATATTTAAGATCATGTTATAATAAACTGAATTATATTAAAAATTATGCCTGTAACAAAAACTGAAAAACCATTACCTAAACTTCAACCAAATCCATTTCAAAACGAGATCTTGGAATTGGTATCAAAGCAAAGAAGTAATTTAAAGAAAGTAGAAGTACTGCAAGAGTATCGTAATGATGCTCTTGTTTCTCTTTTAATTTGGAACTTTGATGAAACTGTAATTAGTGTTCTTCCTCCAGGAGCAGTTCCTTATGCTGATCCAAATGAGCAATCATCTGTGGGTGGAAATATGACGGAATTAATTAATAGTAAAGCAAAAAATACTAATTTGAAAAATGGTGCATATGCAGGAACTGAAGAGTTAATGAATAAGCAACGCACTTCTCTTCGCAATGAGCACACAAACTTTTATATTTTTCTGAAGGGTGGAAGTAACACTCTTTCTCAAATCCGTAAAGAAACTATTTTCATCAACATGCTTCAAGGACTTCATCCCTTAGAGGCAGAACTTATGTGTCTTGTGAAAGATAAGAAACTTACAGATAAATATAAAATAACATGGGATAATGTGAAAGAGGCGTATCCTGATATTCAATGGGGTGGTCGTTCATGAATAAAACTGCAGTAGCGGAGAAGGAAATGACACAATGGACACCTGAAGAAAAAAAAGAAACTTCTTCCCGCTACGGTTGTGAAATTCTTTTTGAACGAGCTACTCTTGCTCAAGTAAAAGATCCTTCTTTGCCCAGTGATGCTTATTTAATTTTTTATCGTATAGAAAATCAAACTTACATGGACTTATGCCGCGGCAAAAGAGTAAAAGTATTTGATTTGTATTATGATAAATTTGGCCCCGGATCAGTTCAAAAAATTGATTTTGGGTATGGAAGAGTTTCTCCCAAAGTATGGGGATATAAACCACCTGATGGAAAGAGAAAAAAATGAGTGAAGGATTTAATAATAAGTTAAAAGTAGAAATCAATTCTAATGAAGTTGATAAACTACTAAAGAAATATAAAAAAATTAAAAAATATATGAAATCTTCTTTATATGAAGTGAATAAAATTGATGGGACAGAAAAAGTTGTGTCGGAACTTTTAAGTGAATATTACGATAATCCAATTGAATAAATGGGTAAGCATTTTTTACTAAATCTTTATGGGTGTTCGTCTGTTCTTTTGAATGACGAACACTTTCTTATTGATTTGATGGAAAACGCGGCTGTTGTTTCTGGTGCAACAGTACTAAAAACGGTTTTTCATAAGTTTGATCCTCAAGGTGTTACTATTATTTGCTTACTTTCTGAAAGTCATATTAGTATTCATACCTGGCCCGAGGAACATAAAGCATCAGCAGATATTTTTACTTGTGGATTAGCAAACCCAAAGATTGGATGTGATGTAATAATAGAACAACTTAGACCAATTGAATATAAACTGAATTACATTCAACGATAAAGAAGTATTGACATTTCTTTCTTTTTTATATAGAATGGCAAATATACCTTATAAAAAATGAATGCAGAAAGATTAAAACTGATCGTAAGAAATTTGGATCTTTTAGTTCAATCTTTAAAAGAAGAACTTAATGATTTTCCCGAAGTTTCTTATCAAAATATTGTTCCATATCTAGATGATGTGGACGAATACTATACTGGGGACGAAGAAGATGTATGAAGACATTACGCCTTATGAAAGAGCATTGGCACGATTTGGAGATAAGTGTGCTCTCGTAGCAGGTCTTGAGCTTGCTAATAAAATTACTCCAGAACAAGCATATCAAGAAATCAAAGAAATGTATAAGGAATTGAAAAAACTTCGCAAAGAAGAAAAGAATACTTGGGAGGCACCAAACTAATGAAACCAATTAAAGCAAAAGACCTTCTGGAACTGGATCATCGTATGCGGGTTGTGATGATCCGGCAGACACAACTTCCACAAACTCTTGTATGGCAAGCAGGTAAAAATGATTATAGTGAAGAACCAATTCACACCAAGTTTCCTCCAAAGGAGAAAGAATGTGGTGAGTGGGCAGTAGAGCAACTACTTGCGAACGAAAGAGGGCACTGGGGGCCATTAGAGCATCCTTCCATTACTTTGGATTGTGTTGGGTTTGTTCATAATGTAATGGTTCAGGCAAGAACTCATCGTATTGGAGTAAGTTTTGATTGCCTTGCTGGCGAAAGTATCATTACTATAAAAAAAGGAAGAAAAGTAAAAACTAAAACTATTTCTGAACTTTATGAAATGTATAGTCGCGGAGAAAAATTACCTTTAGTTAGGAATCTTAATGAAGATCGTGGATATTTTGATTATGCTGAGATTGGGAAAGTATTCAAGAATCCTAAAAAAGAATTATATCTTGTCACTTTAGAGGATGGCAAAAAACTCAAGTGTTCTCTTGACCACCGAATTTATACTGAAGATGGGTGGCAAAGACTTAAAGATCTTTCTGTAGGAAATAAAGTTGCGTGTAATGGAGTATCTTTATCGTCAATTCAAGATGCTAGAGAAAAATATACCAATCCTATTTGGTTGTCTTCTGAACTAAAAACTAAAAATCCAAAGCAAATTGCTATGGATTTGGGTGTATCTTATGAAGTAATCAAAAAATATGCATATGAATTTGGATTAACTTGGGAGATTAAAAAAGACCATAATAGAGGTAAAAAATTAGATACATCTCACTTTACTGAGGAACAAAATCAATTGCGGAAAGTAAACGCAATTAAAAATATTTCTAAGGCACATGAAAAAATTAAAGAAATTGGGCATCCAAGTAGAAAATATCCAGATGACACTGAAAATAGAGTATATAATTGGCAACGATATAACCGAAAAAAAATTCTAGAGAATTATGGTGAAATTTGCTCTAATTGTGAATCTACAACAAACTTACACTGTCATCATAAAACTCCAGTGAAGAATGACATTGCTCTGGCATATGATACTGAAAATTATGAAGTATTATGTTCCAGTTGCCATACTAAAGAGCACAAATCTTTAAGAACTCATTTTGTATCTATTGTCTCAATTGAATTTCTTCGTTCCGACATCACTTATGATATTGAAGTTAATGGTAAGTATCACAATTTTGTTTGCGACGGAATTGTGGTTCATAATTGCCAATCGCAAAGATATACTGGTCGTCGTGTATTAAAGGTTGCGACCGGAGAACTTAAACCCGAAGATGTTTTCTATGTGCGTCCAGAAGGTCTCTACCTTGACCGTAAAGGGCACAAGTATGAATGGACGAGGAGTGACTACGAAAGGCAGTTAAAGTTCTGTCTGGCGGCATCTGAGAGGTATGCGGAGGGTTATAATACTCGGGGTATGGCAGAAGAACATTTGAGAGACTATCTTCCTCAAAATATTCGCCAGAACTTTGTGGTTACATTCTCTCTTCGTTCTGGTCTACACTTTCTGGACTTAAGGGCAAAGTTAGATGCTCAAGTTGAAATTCAGGCATTAAGTGAAGGGATGGTGTCAGTAATGAGAGAATGGGTTCCGGAAATCTTTGGTTATTATGAGGAAAAACGTTTACATAAAGCACGATTAAGTCCCTGAGGTATTATGAAAACTTGGTGTGTAAAAGATCATCTTACTGGTCATGTATTTAAAGTTCTTCTTAGTGAACAGGATTTCCAAAATTTTCTTAAGGGAAATCCTGATATTGATGAGTGTATTGATTGCATTGAGTGTGATGATGCACCTTCAATAACATTAGAATAAATAATCACAACATAATAGAGGTGTAAATTTTGGCGATATATCCAATAGTTCATAAAGAAACTGGAGAAAAAAAAGTAATTGAAATGAGTGTTCATGAGATTACTCAATGGTATAAGGATAATCCGGAGTGGAAAAGAGATTGGTCAGAAGGTTGTGCAAGTCCTGCTGAGACCGGAGAATGGAAAGATAAGTTAATTAAAAAGCACCCTGGATGGAACGAAGTTTTAGATAAAGCTTCTAAGGCACCTAAGTCACTTGTAAAGAAAATCTAAAATGGCAAGAAGAAAAAGAACTACTCAGGATACTCAGTCTGTTGGTGGCGTTCCTATGACTACGAAACATATGAAGCGTAGGAAACCAATAAACACGGATTTACTTTTAGATATTCAACCTCTAACAGATAATCAAGGAAAACTATTTGAATCTTATGATGAAGGTAAGCACATTGTTGCTTATGGATCTTCGGGAACCGGTAAAACTTTTATTGTACTTTACAATGCACTGAAAGATGTTCTTGATGAAAGAAGTCCTTATGATAAAATTTACATCATTAGGTCTTTAGTTCAAACTCGTGAAATTGGTTTTCTTCCAGGTAATCACGAAGATAAGAGTGCTCTCTTTGAAATACCATATAAGAATATGGTAAAATATATGTTTCAACTTCCTTCTGATGAAGATTTTGAAATGCTTTATGGTAATTTGAAAACTCAAGGTACTATTTCTTTTTGGAGCACATCATTTTTGAGAGGTACTACTTTTGATAATTGTATATTAATCGTTGATGAATTTCAAAACGCAAATTTTCACGAATTAAGTTCTATTATTACTCGTGTCGGTGAAAATTGTAAGATTATGTTTTGTGGTGATGCCTCACAATCGGATTTGATTAAAACTAATGAAAGAAATGGTATTATTGATTTTATGAGAATTTTGAGAATTATGCCTTCGTTTAATATTACTGAATTTGGTATTGAAGATGTTGTCCGTTCCGGATTAGTTAAACAATTCTTAATTGCAAAAGATACATTAGGACTATAATAAAATGTTTACACATATTGATTTGAAACTCCCAAAACTTTCAAGGGAGAGTATAGATGGAGTTCGTTATTACAACATTGGCGGAGAAAATAAAAAACTAGTTTCTATTACCTCTGTGATTAGTCATTACAGCAAAGAGAAATTTGCAAAGTGGCGTAAAAAAGTTGGTGAAGAAGAAGCAAATAGAATCACAAAAAGAGCAACCAGTCGTGGTACTGATACTCATACTCTGATTGAGAGTTATTTGCTAAACGAAGAACTGTCAGAGGTTCAACCAATTTCTGAAATGTTATTCAAACTAGCAAAAAAAGATTTAAACCGGATTAATAAAATTAATATCCTTGAGGGCGCTCTTTATAGTGAGGTTTTGGGTGTTGCTGGAACGACTGATTGTATAGCAGAATTTGATGGTGAACTTGCAGTTATTGATTTTAAAACATCCAAAGCTCCGAAACCATTAGGGTGGTTAGAAGGTTATTTTGTTCAAGCAATGTTTTATGGAATGGCTCTTTATGAGATGACTGGAATACAGGTTAAAAAACTTGTTATTATAATGACTTGCGAGAATGGTGAATGTGTAGTTTATGAAGAAAAAGATCTGACAAAATATATGAAATTGGTTATTCAATATATTAAGAAATTTGTTAATGATAAATTAAATCAAATTACATAAATAATGATGCCTGTTTGGGTCGCGCTTTTCGGGTGGAGGGAACAAGAATGTTCTCTCCTAAATAACAATGCGACCCCGATAAAGCAAAATGAAAAAGTACTTTTATGTTTACTATTCCTTTGAGGAATTTGGAAGAGGATATATTGGGAGTAGAGTTTGTAAATGTCTTCCTGAAAAAGATATAAAATATTTTGGTTCTTATAGAGATAAATTATTTAAACCAACTCAAAAAATAATAATAAAAACATTTTTTAGTAAAGAGGAAATGTTAAATGCGGAAATATTACTTCATAATTTTTATGAGGTAAATATAAATCCGCATTTTGCGAACAAAGCAAAGCAAACTTCAAATAAGTTTTCTACGATTGGATTAAAACCTTCTGAAGAGATTATTGATAAACTTAGAGAAAATTGGAAAGGTGAAAAAAATCCTAATTATGGAGGAGGAAAAAATCACTCATTCTACGGTAGGAATCATACTGAAGAATGGAAAAAAAATCAAAGTATTAGGTTTAAAGGTAGGAAGAATAGTGAGGAATCCAAAATAAAACAATCTCAAACTATGAGGGGGAGAAAACCTTGGAATAAAGGAATAACTGACCCAAGTATAACTGGTGGAAAAAATCCAAGAGCAAAAAAAATACTATATAATAATCAAGTATTTGAATGTATAAAAGATGCTGTGGAAATTACAAATATTACAAGACATATGATATTAAAAACTTGTGTATTTTTAAATTAATAAAGTATATCGCTTGACATATAAGGAATAAAGGTTTATAATGAACAAAAGTGAATTAAATTATTGTGCCACTTACGCTTGTCCAATTAATGACTTCTGATTACAATAAAGAATTAGAAAAAGTATTAGAAGAAAAGTTTTACTGTCCCTCAAGATTTGCTCAAGAAGTTGAGAAACTTGTGGTG